TGTCATGATTGTATAATATTCATCGTCCGATATGCTATGTTTAACTGCAGTAATAAGATATCTACCAGAAGTCAAGTTATCAATGAGTTCATCTGTTTTTTTCTTTTGCCCAGTTGTTGGGATCGTGATGTCAATAGTTTCTCCAGCCATAATCCTAGAATCACCATAAACTATAATGTCGATTGAGTTATTTGTGATTCTGCTCATAATTGCTGTTGCTCCAGCAACAACATTTTGTCTCCTTCTAAATGAAGTTCTGATATTAACATCTCGATCAGCAACATAAAGATTTTCACTAGCAACTGCATTTGTTGTTAGGTATTTTTCTATCGTTGAAATTGTACCGAACTCTTCGCTTATGTTTTTAGAAAGTAATGGATTTTTATTCGCGTGAATATTATCGTCCCAATTTTCGTCATGAATATATTGATTACTTCTAAACTCTTTTGCGATAGGATCGTAGTATTTAACCATAGTCCCATACTGTCCTTCGGCGATGCCATTTAGGAAATCGAAAGAAACAGTTTCTCTAACGTCGAGAATTCTGGTAGATTCAAACTTATAGTCGTTTGGAACTTCTCCTGTGAAATATGCATATTTTAGTGTTTCCCCAGTTTCATCTTTTCTTGGTTCTTTTCTCAGAAGAATATCCAAATTTTGTAGTTGATATCCATCATTATTCTGCCAAAAACAAAATACAGAAGATGCTCTATCCTCTTGAACAGATTGTGCTTCTAGCAAAATTTGATTGATTGCTTTGAACGGATTGATTTGAGTAAACGTAAAAGTATGAATACCTTCTGTTTTTACTTCTTCATCATTGAATAGATCTTCATTAAATTTTTCTTTAAGAATATCAGAAACAATGCTCTTTACAGATTTTCTTGTGTATGTCCTATCAACAGTTTTATAATGTGAGTTGATAAAATCATTCGTTGTGCATAGTAGAGTATAGCTGTCTACCTTATCTGATTCTTTTACTTTATCCGAAATTTTATAGACGCGCATTGTTCCGCCGCCGTCGATATCGACTGTACCAGGAAAGCTATCGGAAAAACTAATGTCAATCGTCTCGCCACCAACGATAGGCAAGCTGTTCTTCATATCTGTGCCATCTTGGATGACGATTGTCACAGAAACAGAAGGAGAAAAAATACTCTCGTAATAACCTAGTTCTTTAACTAACTGCCGAAGATCTTGGGATGATGTCTTTCGGTTATTTCTAATTGTTAGAGTATCAATTTTCCCTGTGCCTGGTTTAACTTCAGGTGTAATCATTCTTCAAAATATTCTCTATAAGTTTTTAGAAGTTCTGGTACAAATTCTTCATCAAGGATCTTGATGTTTCGTTTCGCTTCATTTAGATTATTTTCGTGGGTGTACTGATCGATTTCTCTGCGATCTGTTGGCGATAGAGTTGCATATGTTGATGCATCTACAGTTACATATTTTGCAGGAACCACAATAGTTTCGCCGAAATCATTTGTGTATGTAGATTGGGAATAAATTTTTTGTTCATACCGATTTACTTCTGCTTGAGCATCTGCGATGCTTCCATATTTTTGGCGAATATAATTTTCAAACTCGAGCGTGTTTTTAACCCATTCGAAATATGGATCGTGTATCTGGTTGAAAAACATTAAGACCCAGTCCAACCTCGAATCACCGTAATACTTTTCTGCAATAATATCTGGACGCTCGCCATCTCTAACAACATAATCATAGTAGATTAGATTCGGATCACCAACAATTTGTTTAATGATGAACCTTGTGGAAATATCAGTTAATCCAATCGTCCTGTTGGAGCGAAATGCACTACCAATACCGTTAGTTGGTGCAACTGGTAATCTATATGCTACAGTTGGAAAATTGTAGAAATAATGTGACATGGATTAATCCTCGACTACGGTTGGATCACCGCCGCCTTGTAATACACGTTCATCTTCAATAAATTCTTTGGTGATAATTTCGGTTTCTTGAAACGTCATGTTGATTTCGACTTCAACAGGAGCAACTGTGTCGCCATTTCTGATATATCCAGGATACCCCATAGGATGATAATTGACCGTGAACGATTTTAATACAGAAGCAGCAATTTCAAACAGATGTTGTCTGTTCCGGAATTGAATTTCGAACAGTTCTGGATAGTTTAGAAATGCTCGAGAAGCAAACCCTCCGCCAGCGCCACCAAATGATGGAAGCATATAATACTTCATTTTGTAGATAATATCGCGGATAGCATCTGATTCTTGTTGATTTCTTGGAGATAATCTATAAGAAAACTGATGCTCTCTAAATTGAACACCCTGGAAAAGAACAACTCTATGTGGATTTGCCGCAACGCCTTTAACATCAGCGATTGCTGCCTTGAGCGGACTACCAGCCTGTGAAGCCACCAAAGCTGTTGCTGCTGCAGCCGCACTTGATGCATCTATACTAGTAACTGCTTTCTCGATCGAATCGTAGATTGTGCCAACTGCCTCACCTGCGCCTTTTACTAATCCGCCAACCTTTCCTGTCTTAACTCCTTGTATAACCTGCCCGACTGCTTTTTCTGCTGTATTTAGAGCACCTTGAGCTGAGCCAAGAATACCAGCACCAACTATACCAAGGTCCTCATTCTGATAATCTGCAGTGTATCCTGTTGAAAGATTCGCTGGCATTGGTAAGTAGATCGTGTTCAAAATTGTAGCGAGATATGGCTTTCCTCTAACGCCGCCCTCGATAGAACCCTTATCGCGTTTGAATACGCGAAATGCAACAAACTGCCCAGTTTCAGCTAGATTGGTTGGAAATACAGTTTTTCCAGCACCAACCTTTGCATCTAAACTCTTTAGTGGTTGTTTTTTAGGTTGACTTCCTGTGAATGATGCCATTAATTGGTCCCCAATAAATAGTCCTTTGGGCTATTTATACTGAAATCCTATGGCATACAAAGGCAAATTCAAACCGCGCAATCCGCAAAAGTATATGGGAAACCCGACGAACATCATATATCGTTCGAGTTGGGAACAACGTGTCATGGTATATTTTGATCGGAACCCGAACATTATTGGGTGGGCAAGCGAAGAATTTTCCATCCCGTACAAATCTCCGATTGATGGGAGATGGCATAGGTATTATCCAGACTTCATTATAAAGGTCAAAGAAAAAGACAACGCAGTTCGCGTCAAAGTAATAGAAGTCAAGCCCAAAAAGCAGACAAAAGCACCAGTTCCTCAGAAGCGGATCACCAGAAGGTATCTACAAGAAGTTGCGACATATGGAATAAATAGGTCAAAGTGGGAAGCTGCTCAAGACTATTGTGCAGATAGAAAATGGGAATTTTTAGTTCTCACAGAGAAAGAACTGGGTATATAACTTGGTCGCATACGTTTTTGATAGAATTCTACAAAGAGGAGCAACAGAAGCACCTCAAAGAGTTGAAGCTGCGCGGCAATGGTACAGAAATGCTGCTCGGAGAACAACAGTTAATCCTGATTCTCTAATCCGTAGTGATAGAGAAAGGTTCAGAATTCGCCCAACGTTGGGCGAAATGTATGTGTTTAATTATGATCCGAAGTTTAAGGAAGTTCTCCCTTATTACGATAGGTTTCCTTTGGTCATTCCATTTGAGACTTCGAGAAAGAAAGGTAGAGCGCAAGGGAATGGTTTTTATGGTATCAATCTTCACTATCTTCCATTGCGCCTGAGAGCCAGACTTATGGATGCGTTATACACTACAGTGAACGAATCTGATGAGAATAAAAGGTTTGACCTCACATATAGGATTTTGAGCAGCGCAGCAAAATATAGGTTCTTCAAACCCTGTGTCAAGCATTATTTGTTTGATCATGTTAAGTCGCGATTCTTTTATATCGATCCTCAAGAATGGGATATAGCTTTGTTCCTTCCTCTTGAACGGTTTGCCAAATCGAATAAATCGCGTGTACATAGAGAAAGCATCGCAAGGATTTAACAATGCCATTCAACATTAACGACTTTTCTTCAGAACTCAACAAACATGGTGTAGCAAGAGCCTCAGATTTTGCTGTGATCATTACGCCACCAGCTGGTGCAATATATGGTCCAGAAAAATGGATGGACCTGAGAATAGAATCCGTGAACCTTCCTTCTAGGTCGCTGATGACTATTGAACAAAGATATCATGGACCAATTCGGTATATTCCATATTCGGTGATCTTCACGCCTGTTACTCTTACAGTTCTACTGAGTGAGAATATGATAGAGCGTGATTTCTTTATGACTTGGCAGGATCTCGCAGTCAGCGCAAATGGTGATGGAGATGCGAGGAGGGGGATCACAACATCAGAAGGCAAATACGATGCAAACTTCTATGAAGAAGCAATCGGCACATTAGAAATTCAGCAGTATGCAAATCATGCAGATGCTGGGGGCGGTGGTCTATTAGGGACTGCGCTTGGCGTTGCTCAGGCTATCGGGATTGATCCAAGCCCAATCATCAGACCCCTCGGATTTGATCTAGGGCTTGTTCCTAAACAAAAACCTGCAGCGCCAAAGTCAAGAATCATACTAAATGAATGCTATCCAAGAACTGTAAATGAAGTTTCAATGAACTGGAATAACGGAGATGAATTGGCAAAACTACAAGTCGAAATGATATATTTCGACGTGAAAGAAATTTATCCAGAAGATAATCCTGGGCTTGGTGGTGGAACAGGAATTCCAGGGTTGATCAGAAAGGGAATCAGCACGATCAATAAATTCAAACCGCTCGTTTCTGGAATTAAGAATGGAAGTCTTACCAGGAATCTTAAAAATTCGGTCGGCAGTTCCGTCAACAATGGGTTAAACAATATCAAAATTTTCTAATGATTGAGGAGTTACAATATGGCTTTGCCTAAACTTACAACAACAAAGTTTTGCGTTAATCTGCCATCTAATGGAGAGTTAATTCAGTTCAGACCATTTCTAGTAAGAGAAGAAAAGGCACTTCTTATTGCTATGGAATCGGAAGATGAACAGCAGATGATCATGACGATGATGGATATCATCAATAACTGCGTAGAGGGAGATAATTTCGACGTAGCAAAGATTCCGTTTTTCGATACAGAATATCTCTTTCTGAACCTAAGAGCTAAGTCTATCGGTGAAATTTCCACATTGCAGTATCGGCATACAGATGGAATCAATTACAAGGGTGAGCCGTGTGATGTTTCTACCGAAATCAAAATCAACTTGGAGCAAATTGAGGTTCAAGAAAAAGAAGGTCACGCTGATACAATTAAACTGAATGACAAACTTAGTTTGAAACTGAAGTATCCATCAATTATGGATATCTCTAAAGTCAGCCAAGAAGAAGATGAACCGACTAGAGACATCGAGATTCTTTCTTCAGCTATTCAGTATGCCTTCGACGATAACGAAATTTATGAAGCAGATACAG